AAGAGCCCGCGATGTTCTTTCCCTCCCTATGGTTTGTAAGCCGTGTCAACATGATTTGTGAGCGTGCCAGCTAAGGCAACGTACGGGCGCCCGCATCGGCGCGTCCGTTTCGTCTGGGAGGCTCGTGTGGCGACAGGGACGGTGATCTGCCCTCGCTGCGGCTTCCCGATCGAGCCGGGCTCGAGCTGGGATCTCGGCCACGACGACTTCGACAAGTCGCTTTACAGCGGCCCGGAGCACGCGAAATGCAACCGGGCGACGGCCGGGCGCCGTTCGGTGTCGTTTTCCTCGAGACGGTGGTGACCGGCGTGTACTTCTGCACGACCTGCAAGGAGAATTTCACCGGGCTCGAGGCGTTCGATAGGCATCGTGTGGGGACGCATGAGTTCACGTTCCAGGAGGGGCTGCGGCTGGATTCGCCGCGCGAGGATGGCCGGCGCTGCCTCGACGAGGAGGAGATGCGCGCGCGCGGCTGGGCGAAAAGCGTGCGTGGGGGTTGGTTTGACCCTGCCCGGAGCCCTGCGTCTCGTCTACGGCCGTGCGCCGCGCCCCCTGGGGCATCTGTGGCGGCGGCCTAGGTTGTCGCGGCGGCTGCTGACGGTGGAGTCGGCGGTGCGTCGCGACCTGGCGTCGATCGCCGCCCGGGACAAGGCGCTCGCGGAGGGCGGCCTGGCGGCGTCGGCGCTGGCGTTGGCGCGCGAGATCGACTCGGCGACGAACTCGGCGACGTCGAAGAGCATGTGCGCGCGGGCGCTGGTGGAGACGCTGAACAAGCTGCGCGAGCTGGCGCCGGCGAAGCTGGAGGATGACGCGATCGACGACCTGCGGCGCGACGTGCTGCGTGTCGTCCGCCCGGCCTGAGGGGGCGTATGATTGGCTAGTCGCTTAGGCATTGCGACGGATCCTCCCGATGGGCGCCCGTTCCCCCCTGAGCGGGCGTTCGTCGTTCTGTGACGGTCGAGCCTCGTGTTCTGTCGGTGCCGGGGGCTGTCTCGAGCGTCGGTGTGCAGGCGGTCGAGCTCGCACGGCGGGCGGGGCTGGTGCTCGATCCGTGGCAGGCGTTCGTGCTCGAGCAGTCGCTGGGCGTCACTGCCGACGGGCGCTGGGCGGCGTTCGAGGTCGGCCTGGTCGTCAGCAGACAGAACGGCAAGGGCGCGATCCTGGAGGCGCGCGAGCTCGCCGGCCTGTTCCTGCTGGGCGAGCGGCTGCTGATCCATTCGGCGCACCAGTTCGACACCTCGAAGGAGCATTTCCGGCGGCTGCTGGGGTTGATCGAGGAGTCGTCGGAGTTCTCGAGGCGGATCAAGCGGGTGACGCAGTCGCACGGCGAGGAGGGGATCGAGCTCGTCGGCGGCCAGCGGATCCGGTTCCGGACGAGGACGAAGGGCGGCGGTCGTGGTTTCGTCGCTGACTGTCTGATCCTGGACGAGGCGATGATCCTGCCGGAGTCGGCGCACGGGGCGCTGCTGCCGACGTTGTCGGCGAGGCCGAACCCGCAGGTCTGGTACACGGGCTCGGCGGTTGACCGGGCCTCGCAGGATGACGGGCTGGTGCTGTCCAGGATCCGCAGCCGCGGCTTGAACGGCGACCCGGGCCTCGCCTATTTCGAGTACAGCCTCGATCGTGGCTCGCCGCCTGACGTGTCGGCGGCGGACGCGGTCGACCGGGAGTTGTGGGCGCAGGCGAACCCGTCGCTGGGGATCAGGATCAGCCCGGAGCATGTGGCGAACGAGCAGCGTTCGATGGATGCCAGGACGTTCAGCGTCGAACGGTTGGGCGTCGGTGACTGGCCGCGTCTGGACGGTTTGGACGCGGCGATCAACCTGATGGCGTGGGACGCGCTGGCGGACAGGGGCTCGGAGCCGGCGGGTGCGGTGTTTTTCGCGTTCGATGTGGCGCCGGACAGGTCGTGGGCGACGATCGCGGTGGCGGGCCGGCGGACGGACGAGCTCGCGCACCTGGAGGTGGCGCTGCGGCGGCGCGGGACGGGCTGGCTGGCGCCGGAGTTGCAGCGGCTGCTGGGCGAGCACGAGCAGGGGGGCGTCGTCTGTGACGGGGCGGGCCCGGCCGGGTCGTTGCTGCCGGAGCTGCACGCTCTGGGGGTTGAGGTGTCGCCGGTGACGGCGCCGGAGCACGGGAAGGCGTGCGGCCTGCTGTTCGACGCGGTCGACCAGGGGTCGCTGCGGCATCTGGGGCAGCCGGAGTTGCATGCGGCGATCCGGGGGGCGGCGGTGCGCCCGTTGGGGGACGCGTGGGCGTGGTCGCGAAAGTCGTCGGCGGTCGATATTTCGCCGCTGGTGGCGGTGACGTTGGCGCACTGGGCGCTGGTGTCGAAGCCTGTCTGGCGGATGCCGGTGGTGTCCTGGGGCTGAACGACTGAGGCGCCCTTGCGGGGGCGCCTCCCGGGTGGTGCTGGCTGGCGGAGGTCGGCTAGGACTGGACTGCAATGAGCCTGTGCGCGAACTGGACGAGGATATGGCCTTCCGAGCCAGCGTCCTTGTACGTGCCCCACGGCGAGTTGAGTGTGCGGCCGAGCGCGTCGAACCTGACGACGATCTCACGGCCGTCGTTGCTGATGACGGTTCCGGGGGTTCCATCGGCCTTTCTCGCGACCTTGGTTCCGGGGGAAAACGTGGTTTGCGTGCCGGTCATTTCGTCCTCCTGGGTGCGCGTTGACTTCATGTCACTAATAATGACAGACAGGGGATGCCGTGTCAAGCGTTTTGACGAGAATGTTTCGGAGGGGGCAGGCCGAGCCGCTCGAGCTCGAGCGCGCCGACCCGACACTCACCCTCGACGCGTTCATCAACGCGCTCAAGTACGGCGGCCTCACCTACCCCGGCAGCGGCGTCGAGTACACGATGCCGAACAGCCGACAGGAGGACATCGGCACCGGCTTCCCGTCGCTCGCCCAGCACGCCTACAAGTCGGACTCGGTCGTCTTCGCCTGCATGGACGTGCGCCTGAAGCTGTTCAGCGAGGCGCGCTTCCAGTACCGCCGGCGCGTGAACGGGCGCCCGACCGAGTTGTTCGGCGACCTGTCTTTGCGCCCGCTCGAGCGGCCCTGGCCGGGCGGTACGACCGGCGACCTGCTGACGAAATGCATCCAGTACGCCGACCTCGCCGGCAACGCGTTCATCGTCCGTAACGGCGACGGGCTCGGCCTGCTGCGCCCCGACTGGGTGACGCTCGTGATCGGCTCCAACAGCGACCCGGACGTGATGTCCTGGGACGTCGCCGCCGAGATCATCGGCTACGTCTACCAGCCGGGCGGGCCCGGGTCGGGCCGCGACCCCGTCCCTTACCCGGCTGCCGACGTCGCGCATTTCGCCCCGATCCCTGACCCGGAGGCAAGGTTCAGGGGCATGTCCTGGCTGACGCCGGTGATCCGCGAGGTGATGGCGGACAAGGCGGCGACCGAGCACAAGCTGGCGTTCTTCGAGAACGCAGCGACGCCGAACCTGGCGATCAAGCTCGACATCCCCGACGTCGCTCGCATGGACGAGTGGGAGCAGTGGTTCAAGTCGCGGCATTCCGGGTCGCGCAACGCCTACAGCACGCTGTTCCTGGGCGCCGGCGCGGACGTCACCGTTGTCGGCAAGGACTTGCAGCAGCTCGACTTCAAGTCGACGCAGGGGGCGGGCGAGACGAGGATCGCCGCGGCCGCCGGCACGCCGCCCGTCATCGTCGGCTTGAGCGAGGGGCTCCAGGCGGCCACCTACTCGAACTACGGGCAGGCGCGGCGCCGATTCGCCGACCAGACGATGCGCCCCCTGTGGAGGAACTTCGCCGGCAGCCTGCAAAAGATCCTGACGCTGCCGGGCGGCGCCGAGCTCTGGTACGACGACCGCGACATCCCGGCCTTGCAGGAGGACGCGAAGGACAACGCGGAGCGCCAGCAGGTCGAGGCGACGACGCTGAACACGCTGATCGTCGCCGGCTTCGACCCGGCCTCCGCCGTCAAGGCGGTGATGGCCGACGACTTCGCCAACCTCGTCCACACGGGCCTGGTGTCGGTGCAGCTGCTGCCGCCCGGCGAGGCGCAGGGCGGCACGGCTGTCCCCGCCGTCAACGGCTCGAGCGCGAGCGCGGGGCGCGAGCTGGCGCAACTGGCGTTCTGGAACGAGCGGCGCCGTGATGCGCCGCCGGTGATCAACGTGACGCTGCCGGAGTTGCCGGCCGCACCGGATGTGACCGTCAACGTCGAGCAGCCTGACGTGACCGTCCAGCTCGAGCGGGTGAAACCGGCGAGGCGGACGATCGACTTCGGCGACGGCAGGCAGGCGACCGTCACTGTCGCCGACGACACGAAACGGATCGACTTCGGCGACGGCAGGGTCGCCACCGTCACCGACGAGGAGGCCAAGGAATGAGCATCTCGAACTACGCGGAGGCGGCGATCCTCGACGCGATCTTCAACAACACGGCGTTGCAGAAGTCGGCCCGTTACGTGCAGTTGCACACGGCCGACCCGGGCGAGGACTGCACGACCGCCGTCGCGACGGAGACCTCGAGGAAGTCGGTGACGGGGGCGGCGTCGTCGAACCCGGGCGGCGTTTTCACGTCCGTCAACGACCTGATCTGGACGAGCGTCGCCGGCACGGAAACGTACGCCTACGTGTCGATCTGGGACGCGTCGACGTCGGGGAACGCGCTCTGGTCGGGCGCGCTGACGACCCCTCGAGCGGTGACGGCCGGGGACACGTTCACGATCCCGACCGGCTCGCTGACGGTCACGCTCGCCTGACGTGGCGGACACGTATTACACAAGCGTGTCGGAGTCGACGGCGGTCGCGAACAAACGCCACCTGGCGGTCTTCAACCGCACAGGCTCCGGGAAGGTGCTGGTCGTCTACCGGATCACGGCGATGGGGACGCCGCAGCAGGTCGGTGCCGGGCTGACGGTCGGCCTGGTCGCGGTCAGGCTGACGTCGAACCCGACCGGCGGCACGACCGGCTCGTTCGTGAAGGCGAAACCGGACGTCGTCAACGTCCCCGGCTACATATCGACCCCGAACGTGCCCGGCCAGATCGTGGCGACCGTCGGCCACACCACCGGCAGCATCGAGGCGAACCCGTTCGGCTGCGGCTCCTGCAACTCCGACGAGACGTCGAACACGATGGAAACCGTCATCTACGAGGCGCCGATCGACGGATCGCAGCAGATCGAGTGCCCCGAAAGCTACGGCTTCGAGGTGCGGCAGCTGACGCTCCCCTCGAGCGGCGGCGCGATCACGATCGTCGCCGTGATCGGGCTGCGGACGGCGCCCTGATGGCCGAGCACCACATTCAGATCATCCCGGTCGGGGTCGCGCCCGGCGAGCGCGACGCGGTCAGACGGTTCCGTGACGCGAACGCGGAGCGGCTCGGCCGTGGCGGCCAGCTTCGCATGAGCATGGACGACCGCGGCGTCGACGCCAGCTTCGCACTCGCCGTCGCCGCCAAAGCTCGGCTGCCGATCGGGCTGGTGCGCCGCCACGTCTGCCGCCACGACGAGGGCGTCGGCGACTGCTCGAGCGCGCCGATGACGGTCGGTTGAGTGTCCTACCATTTCGATGGCGTCAACGACAACGTGTTCTGCTCGATCGGCGCCTGTAACTTCACGGGCGCGTCGACGGTCGCCGCGATCGTCCGCTGCACCGACACCTCGACGAGCTGGAGCTTCATCGTCGGCGCCTACAACTCGACCAGCAACCTGGCCGGCTTCGGCGGCCTCTGGCGCGTCCAGGACATCGCGCCGTGGGAGGGTGAGGGCGACCTGTTCTACACGACCTCCGACGCCGGCCCCGGCTGTTACGGCCTCGACGGCAACGTCCCCGCCGGCTCCACGGCGGGCTGGGTGCTGCTCGTCGTCAAGAAAGCGTCGGGGACGGTGATGCCGCGCTGGAGCTACTACGACTACGACCTCGCCGGCTGGGTTCACGGCGACCCGTACGTGTCGCAGACGGTCGCGAACGGCGCCGCGCCGGGCGCGTCGGGGACGGTCAGGTTCGGCGAATACGCCGGCGCCGACGACGCCAACCTCGACCTGCTGGTCGCGGGCGCCGCGAACAGCGTGCTCTGGGCCTCAGACGCGGCGCTGGAGGCGGCCGGGCCCGGCCTGATCTCCAGCATCGGCGCCTGGGACGCGCAGCCGTGGGCGGGCCTCTGGGGGTTCAGGGACTCGTCGTCGATCAAGGACAGGAAGAGCACCGCGAACGAGACCTCGAGGGCGGGCACGACCGTCGTCGCTGACCCGGCCGGGTGGTCGTGGGGGACGCCGTCGCTGGCGATGCCGCCGCCGCTCGCCGCCTGAACGAGAGGAGCTTCCATGCCGCGCTGCGCTGTTGCGACGAGAACGTCGGCGGTGCCGACCGCTGCGCGCGGCCCGTCGCTCTATTCGACCGCGGCGCGCAAGCCTGCGATCAGGGAGATCGGCGTCTGGAACACGACGGCGACGGCCTGCGCGGTCGGTATCGCTCGCGCCAGCGCCACCGGTACGCAGGGCGCTGGCCTGACCGAGATCTGCCTTGACGACGATCTGGCCGTGATCGTCGCGACCGGCTTCAATACGCACACGGCTGACGCGACGGTCGGCTCCTGCATCCGTCAGGCGTCGCTGGGGGCGGCGATCGGCTCCGGCGTGATCTGGACGTTTGGCGGTCGCGGCCTGATGCTGTCGGGCGCGACAACGTCGGGGATCGTGATCGTCTGCCCGACCGGCACCGGCCAGCACCTCGATTTCTACATCGAGTGGGAAGAGTAAGCGTCGGCTAGATGAGCGATTACACCCGCTGACCGTCCCCGGATCCGGGCAGCGTCGTTGTCCCGCAGCCGCAGGTCTTCCATCGCCTCGCCGCCGGGGGCGCGAACTCGTTCACCGGCGACGCCGCGCTCACGGGCGCGGGCACGACCGCCGCCGTCGGCCGCGTCAACGCTCGAGGCGCGGCGCCGCTCGCGGGCGCAGGAACGCTCGCCGCGGCGGGGACGCGTACACGGTCGGGCGCGGCGCCGCTGGCTGGTACGGGCACGCTCGCGGGCGCGGGCAGGGTTTCCACTCGCGGCGCCGCGGCGCTGACAGGCGCCGGAACGCTGACGGCGGACGGGACGACCGGTGCGGTTGTGACGCCGCCGGTGGCGCCGGCGGCTCCGGCTGTTGGCGGCAACCAGCGGCTGCGCCTGTTCGGGCCGCCGCTGCCGCGCAAACGGCAGCCGATCCGGGTTCGCAGCAGCGCCAGCCTCGAGGGGCTCGGCAGCCTCCGCGCCGACGGGACGGTTACGCGTGCCGGGGCGGCAGCGCTCGAGGCGGCAGGGGCGCTCGTCGCGACCGGCCAGGTGTCGTCCCGCAGCGGCGCCCGCCTGGCGCCGGGCAGCCATGCCCCGCGCAGCGCCTGGGATGGCGAGGTCAGGATCAGGACGGCGGGCAGCGTCGCCTGCTCGGCGATCGTCGAGGCGCGCGCCGCCGTGGCGCTCGAGGCGGAGACGCGCTCGAGCGCGGCCGGGGTTGTCGCCGCCCGTGGCGCCGTCACCTTTGCCGCTCGAGGCGACGCGACCTGCTACGGCGCCGTTGCCGCGACGTCGGCGGCGCTGCTCGACAGCGAGACGCGCGCGCTCGCCGCCAGCGGCTTCGTCCGAGCCGACCTCGACGGCGAGCTCGCTGAGCTCGTCCGCGAGGCGCTGCTGCTCTGCGAGGCATGACCCCCACCACCGGGCAGACCCGACAGCCGACCAAGGAGGGCTGACACAGATGTCAGACACCGCCGTGTCCGGGGCTGGCAACGGTACGCCCATGCGGCCGCCCCGCGAAAACCTGTACCGCGCCACGACCGGCGTCGAGCTCCGCGACAACGGCTCCGGCATGCCGACCCTCGTCGGCCACTTCGCCGTCTGGGACACCTGGACGCCGATCCGCTCCGCGTTCGAGGGAACGTTCCTCGAGCGCTTCGCCGCTGGCTCGATGACGAAGACGCTGGCCGAGTCGCCGCCGAAGGTGCTGTTCCAGCATGGCCGCGACCCGCAGGTCGGCGACAAGCCGCTCGGCATCGCCGCCCGCGTCCAGCCGGACGAGCGTGGCGCCGCCTACGAGGTGCCGCTGTTCGACACCGCCTACAACCGCGAGCTGCTGCCCGGCCTCCGCGAGGGCGCCTACGGCGCCTCCTTCCGTTTCAGCGTCGTCCGTGAGGACGTCGTCCAGAAGCCGAAGAAGTCGGAGTTCAACCCGGACGGGATCCCGGAGCGCACCGTGCAGGAGGCGCGCGTGATGGAGTTCGGGCCCGTCACCTTCCCCGCCTACGCGGCCGCGACCGCCGGCATCCGCTCGCTGACCGACGAGTTTCTGTTCGACGCCCTGGTCGAGGACAAGGAGCGGCTGCGGGCGCTGCTGACCAGCGCCGGCGTCACGTTCACCACCCTCGATTTCGTACCTGTCGAGCCGGAGCCCTCCGGGGCCACCACCGACGACCGGGCACCCGAGCCGGAGCCCTCCGGGGCCACCACTCACTCCGAACCCCGCGGCCTCTTCTGGTTCGCGGAAGCACCCAAGAAAAGGAGCCAGTGATGGCAACGCTCGACGAACTCCGCGCGCACATCGCGGAGGTCAAAACGGAAGTTCAGAACCTCGACGCCGAGTTCGCAGGCCGCAGCTTCGACGAGGACGCCCAGGCCCGCTACGACGCGCTGAAGGACGAGCGGGGCAAGGCGGAGGCGGAGCTCGCCCACCTCGAGGAGCGGGAGCGGTACCTGTTGACGCTCGCCGACAACCCCGGCAACACCGAGGACGAGGCCCGCTACGCGTTCCAGGCGAAAAGGCCCGGCCGGATCGTCCCCGACGACCCGACCCGGATCGAGGACTACCGGGCCTCGAGCCTCGAGAAGCAGCACGAGGCGTACCGCGACGGCGCGATGAAGGTGCTGGAGACGCATTTCCGCCCCGCCGACGACCGGATCAGCCTCGAGCAGGCGCAGGAGAACGTCTCGCGCATGCTCGACACGATCGACCACGCCGTCACGAACGTCGGCACGCGGGCGCTCGCGCAGCGGGTGATCCGCACCTCCTCGAAGGAGTACGTGCGCGAGTTCGGCCGCTACCTCTCGAGCGGCGGCAACGAGGTTGGCCCGGAGATGACGCGTGCGGCGTCGCTGACGGTCGGCTCCGGCGGTTACGCGGTGCCGGTGTCGCTCGACCCGACCGTGATCCTCGTCTCGTCCGGCGTCATCAACCCGATCCGGCAGATCGCCCGCGTCGAGCGGACGACGCTGAACACGCTCGAGTTCATCACCTCGACCGGCATCACCGCCACCTACACGGCGGAGGCGACCGAGACGACCGACGGTGCCCCGGCGCTCGTGCAGCCGGTCGCGAACCTCGAGAAGGCGCAGGCGTTCGTGCCGATGTCGATCGAGATCTTCGAGGACTGGGCGGGCATCCAGACGCAGATGGCGCGCATGTTCGCCGACGCGAAAGACCGGCTCGAGAACACCCAGTTCCTGATCGGGCTCGGTCACGCGTCGAACGTGCCGCAGGGGCTGATCGCTGTTGGCGGCGCAACCGCCGTCATCTCGTCGGCGTCGACGGCGACGCTCGCTGTCGCCGACATCTACGCCCTGGAGACGGCGCTCGACCCGCGCTGGCAGGCGAACGCGTCGATCGTCGGCAACAACGCGGCGTTCCAGCGTGTCCGCCAGTTCGACACCGCCGGCGGCGCCAACCTCTGGGTTCAGTTGCAGGACAGCAACCCGCCGACGCTGATCGGCTACCCGGCGTACAAGTGGTCGGCGTACAGCTCGGCGGTGACGACGACCGGGTCGACGGTGCTGACGATCGGGGACTTCAACCAGTTCCTGATCGCAGACCGGACGGGCATGTCGGTCGAGCTGATCCCGCACCTGTTCGGAGGCTCGAACCGGTTCCCGACCGGCCAGCGCGGCCTCTACATGTACTGGCGGAACACGTCGAAGGTGCTGACGCCGGGGACGCTCGCGAACTCGGCGTTCGTGTCGCTGAAGCTGCTCTAGACGAGCACGAGGAAGCCCCGGGCTCCTGGCTCCGGGGCGGGA